CTCCTTTATAATCTGTGATACCCTACCCTTTGTTAGTTGCAATTTTTCTGATATTTCAACTTGTTTGTATCCTTTTTCATAAAGTTCTTTAACTAGTTTTATTCTATCTTGCTTTTCCTGTTCTCTATTTGTTAATCCGTTTTCATTTCTTCGAGCTAATTTTTTAGCTTCTTTTTCTCTTTCATTAGCTTCTTTTTTACCTATTATTGTTTTTAGATATTTTTGTTCTTCTTCTGTTATTCCCAACAAATCTATCAATGTACTATTCTTAAATTTATATTTTTTGCCCTTGTACGCCGTTTCTGCACTCTTTGTATGTTTTACTACCTCATTATCTCCTAGTCGCTTTACAAACTGTTTATTTAGCTCTAAGGTACATTCTAAAGCTTGTCCCTCATCTTCCATGAAGCAACAAGTAAAATATCTATATAAAAATAAAGTTACTTCTCTGCACCCTTCCATATCGTAATTTCTTAACTCACATATTTTTATCAAGTCGTTAAGTCTTGCATGATATAAACTATATTCATTAAATAAGCTAATGACCTTCTTGGGTCTACCTTTACTTTTCTGCTTCTTTTCCTTTAGCTCTGGTAAATAATTTTCTTGTATCTCTTTCAAAGTATATGTATATCCATCATAATCAATTATCTTAACTTCTGTTTGTGTCTTAGAGTTAATTGTTCCTGTGGCTCGTAACACACGTGTAGGGTCTAATGCTTTCGCATCTGCTCCAAATTCTTTTAATTGATTGTATATATATCTTTGTATTGCATACCACAATGGTAATGCCTTACTTGGGACTGGTTCAAGCTTTAATACATAATATAGTCCCCTTCCACTATCGACCAACATAGTTGGGTTTGGTATTATACCATTTAAATCTTTTTCTATAAAAAATCTGACTGCTTCTTTTGTATAATTTGTATTGTAACAATCTATATCTATAAATATAGCATTTAATTCTTTTATATTTTCAATTCTTCTCTGTGGCTTATAAAAGGTATTGTGACTTATATAAACATTTACCTTGTTGTCTATAAGTTCCGAATATCTCTCTTCTAATTCATTTATTTTATAGTGCCATTGAGTGAATTTTTGCTCTTTTTTACTTGCTAATGTTATGTATCCTTTTGACTTACTATGTATTACTTCTAAGTTATTTATATCATTTAATAATATATTTTTTGCATTTGAACAAGTCATATTTTCCCCCTTATTTTAGGAGTCAATCAAGTTATAATAAGCTATGTATTTACATTCCTTTGTAAATCTCGTATAATTAACATATAAACGTACAGGATAAAAATATCCTTTTTTATGTGTTAATTAAGTTTAAGTGACTAACTCTTAGTGATTAGACTAGCTCTTATACTAATTGACTCTGGTGTTGGAAGAATGAGTGTCTGCCGTCAAACAAGCACTCATTCTTTTTTGCTATTTTTTGTTAATTAATATTATATCATTAATAAAATATTAATTTAATAAATCTTTTATTTTATTTAAAATACTTACTCGCATTTGCTTACATCCTATCACTGAAAAACCTATCCTATTAGCTACATAATTCCATGTATTATTTTTAAAATATCTATATTTAACTAGTTCCATTTCATCCTCACTTAAAAGCAATATCGCATTGTCAATTTTTTCAATTAGAATCTCTTTACCTCGTATTTTTCTTTTTATTTGCTCGATGTTTTTTTCCTTCGCAAAAATCTCATTCTCTACACTTGAATTTATATTGTAACTAGTACCTGTTCTTTCCATATATTCTATTCCCTTACAACCTATGTATAAGTTTTCTATGCTTTTTATTTCTAAATTCAAATAATTTATTTCAGCTTTCAGCCTGTTATAATTATATAGTTTTTCTTCAATTCTTTTAAATTCATTACATTTTACTTTTTCCATTCTCAATCAACTCCTAACAATAAATCATTGGTTATATTTACAAAATAACATAAGGTTCAGTTACTTTCAAGCTAAATATGTTACTTGCAGTAATGTTATGGGTATATATATAATATATTTAAATACAATATAGGAGGCAAATATGTTAAAAAATAGAGCACGTTTTTCAACATCAACAAAAATAGAATTATTTGAGAAACTAAAAAACTTGTCAGAGCAAACAAGAATACCTATATCTAAATTGATTGATGAAGCTTTAGAAGATTTATTTAAAAAATATAAAAACAATAAATAATTTTATTAAAGGTTCTTTTTATAACTACTAGAATACTGCTTTAGTAGTTATTTTATTGTGGAGGTTTACGCATGGATAGACAAACATTTGATAATTTATCTATACAGCAACAAATAGAATATATTAATAATCAGCTTCTAAATAACAATACACTCACTAATATTTGCAAAAATATAGGTATTGGTCGTACAACTATAAGAGATAGATTTAAAAAATTTGGCTATGAATTTGACCCAAAGCAAAAGCTTTATATATCCATTGTAGAAGTCGTTGAATTAGAAAGTAGTTCAAAAGTAGTTACAGGCGACACTAGTAATAACATGGCATTGACGGATACCACAAATATTAATTTTGATAATGTCCTATCTAATTTTAACGATATGAATATTAAATTAAATGAGGTTTATAGTTGGTACAAATCACAAAGTAGTTCAAAAGTAGTTGTGGCGGATGAATTAAAAATAAATAATTTTAAAGGTGATACAGTCACTAGAAGTTATAAAATCTATGAGGAGATTCAAAAGGAGTTTGTTGCCTTCTGTGAAGCTAATAAAAAATACAAGGTACAGGATATTATTAGCCAAGCTCTCTTTGAATTTATAGAAAAATACAAGTGATAAAGTAACTATCCTTTAAATTGACGTTTAGGGATTAGTTGAACATATTCCAGTATTTTCAACCTTCCCCTAAACTTTTATTTTAAAACTTTAAAATATAAAGTTTTAGTGTTTTTTATTTTATTAACCATTAAACATCTAAGATACTTATAAACTTTGCTTATTTCTAGTTTTTATTATTTTTACTTTAAATTAGCTAACCAAGCATCACATGCACTTATGAATTTTCCCTTTTCTCCATAGATTATATTTGTCTTAATACTTGGCATCCCAAAAGCTCCTATATGTATTCCATTTTTATCAAATATATCTATAATAAAACTCTCATTAACCTTTTTAAATATATAATTTCCACATTGACTTTCATAAATTTGTATATTCATCTTAATAGCTCCTATTATTTTTTAATGTTCGTAAATCATTTTAAATAACCCCCCCTCCCTTTTCATTTTTTCATTCGGAGGAAAATTGATGTGGGGACATCGGTATTTGAAATCACCCCCCTATACCCTTTTTATGGGGGGGAGTAGTAGTATCGACCTTATACCAGTTCATAACAAAATCAACAAAACTAATATAGTCCTCTAATGAGCTTTCTTTTAATTTCTGTATTTCATTAAGTTTTTTAGTATATTCATTGTCCATATTTTGCTCTTTGAAATACATGATAATTTCCTCCTAAATATTAACGAATATTATAACCCGATATAAAAAAAAGGGTCAGGCTTTCACAATTTTAACACTATTAAATCCTCTATTTTCTTAGAGAATCAAGGATTCAAATTAAATTTTTCCTACTTTATATGCACTGAATTTGACCTCTCGAATGCTACTACACCAAATTTTTAAGGATTCGATTAAATAAATAAAAAAAATATTCAATATCCGTTCCATTTTTTAAAGCCCTCTAAACTAAATTAGAAGGCTATTTTTCCATTTATTCAGCACCTTGTGGAGCTTCTTCTACATTCTCTATCAATACTTCTTGTGTAGGTTCTGAATACTCTATTAGTGTTATATTCTTCTCATTCATCACTACAAAGTCAACAAAACCATAAACTCTAAAATATACTGAACCATCTGTAAAGCCCATTTCCCTTGATGTTTCTATTCTTATATTATTTTGAAGCCCCATCAATATAGAATCTCTATCAAATACTATAGCTTGATTATCTTTTATTTGATTTGAAGTTGTTTTTTCAATCTGTTCAACTACCTTAGGTTCATTTAATGGTTGTCCTGTTGTATCAACTAATAGGTTTAAATCTGTTTCAGTATTAGAATTATATAGTATATCCGTAGCTTCTCCATTAGCCTTTTTTATAAGACCAATTCCTTTTACTAGCCCATTATATTTTGATGTAGATATTAAGCTTTCACTTACTTTATTTATTCCTGTATATGTCAATATCCCTTTTGGTTCATTTTCTCCGACCCCATAAAGTCCAGCTTTATCTATTGCACTTGCAATAGATTCTGCTATAGCATTTGATATAATTGCATCTATATTACCAGCACTTTCTAATAGTTCAAGTGAGATTTTCATATATCCATATACTGTTTTGGTTCTTAGCTCTATCCCTTCAAATTCCATATCTGATTGAGTTGCAACTTCAAGCTCTTTTTTAAAGCTAAATTTGGGGTCACTTTTAACTTTAGCTAAGGTTAAATTATTCGCTTCCATTGGTATAACATTAATGTTTGATAAAGCCATTTTATTCCTAGCTAAGTCAATTATTTCAGCTGACAACTCACGTGGTATAAGTGTTGAACCTGTACTAGTATTCAAAGCCTTATAAGCTTCCATTTCAACATTAGCGTCCTTCCAGTCACCTATGTGCATACCTTTTATATATTTTCCTAAACTTAAATTTTGAGAATTATTTATATTTAAAGAACTTCTAAAGCTATCTTTTTTACCTAATGCTCTAATTTTATTACCTTCCCTAGCTGTATAAGAATACAGATTATTTTTTTCAATTGGTTGTGATGTAACATTATATGACGTTTCTCCATTTGATAAACTTATACTTCCGTTATTAAACATCATATCTGCTATTATTGGGTGAATTTTATTATCATCACCCTCTAATGCTCTTAAATTCGCTCGAGCTTTTACTTCCATTTCAAATGAACTATCTAAATTTTTTATTTTATTAGTAACTTCTTCAGCTTCTTCCATTTTTTCATCATCAAGCAACTTTTGTGCTTGGTCTATTAGTTTTTGTCTTTCTTCGTAATATTCTTCCTTAGTCATTTGTTTTTCCTCCCAATTTAAATAAGTCCAATTTCAATTGGACTCTTTTTTTAGTATTTATTTTATTTTCTTCGTTTTTTAGTGTTCTTGGCGTTTTATTATATTTACCAAAATAATCACTAGTACAAGCCAATATTGCTGCCTTTTCATCTACTTCAAGTTCAAAGTAATTTGATGCTTCATTTCCTGTCATCCAAGTTTCTTTTTTTAGCATTTCTTTTATTTCTTCAATATCAATTCCTGGTTTTAAATTCTCTTTATAGACATTGAGCATACCTTCCTCAATCCTACCTAAATCTTCTGATACTTTTATTAAGTCAATTGAATTATAAGCACCACACAAACCTATCCAAGGCTTATGTATCATAAAATAGGCATTAGATGGAATTATAACTTTATCACCTACGAGTGCTATTATACTTGCAATACTTGCTACTACCCCATCAATATAGATGGTCTTATACCCTTTATGTCTTTTTAACATGTTGTATATTGCCATACCTGCAAATACACTTCCACCACCAGAATTAATATAAATATTTAAATCTTTGTCCTGTTCATTTGCTAGAAAATTTTTTATAGACATAGGGTACTGGTCTTCATCAGTCAAAGCACTATACTCATCACAAACTATATCACCATAAAAATATAAATTTGTGCTTGTTTCAGTAGAGTTTTTAATTTTCAAAAACTCACTTAAATTATCTGTATTACTATATTTTTTTTCTTTCACAATTTAATAAACCTCCCTTAATATATTTTTTTAATAAAAAAAGCCCATAAATAAAATTTATAGGCTTTCATAGGTACAAGTATACCTTGTATTAATTATATACTAATTTTGTAAATAAATGGTATATGATTCGTATACAAAAAGTATAGTAAAAGTATAATTTTCGTATAGTTTTTGGATTTAATTAAAAAATTACACCTTAGCTTACCTCATCAAATAGAGCATAAGGAGTTTTTGACCCCAAAATACATGGGGAACTAAGCAAAGCCTAGCAAAATTATGGGGGCATAAAAAACACTATATTACCATATTTAGACCACTCATGTGCCACAAATAGACCACAATAAAAAGCTACAATTTATCTCTGGTTGACTAGCTGGTTGTTTTACCTAAGCATCTTGATACAACACCCAGTTTACAATAGTTACAAAAATATAAACCTTGGTTAATTAGTTTGGGGGTGGGGGTATGTTAAAATGACCTATATGTTATTTGGAGGTTGGTCATCGGTATTTTAAACTGGCTGAATAACTACTTTTTAGGGGGGAGTATTATTTCTAATTCAATATAGCTTCTAGCTCTTGTTATATTCATAAATTAATCCTTCTAAATTTCAACATATCATCATATTTACACATTAATTTAATATTATTAAAATAATGCTCTAACAATACATATTATACATTCTGTATCCTTCATTTATTGATATATAAAATATCTTATACACTTGCTATTTCAATATATATAAGTGCGATATACTTATATAAAAAAATATGAAGGATACATTAACTTATTATGTATCCTTCATACTTTTATTTGCATGTAATAATTTACAAATCGTTACATAACTCCTGTAAATATATTTTTTATGTTAGTTTAATCCTTCTATTTTTGATTATGCTATTTTACCTTGCATAACCTTCAACATCAAATTTCTTTCTTAAAGCCTTTATCATTTCAAATTGATTGCTAGAGTACTTAAGTAAAAACTCTTGCTCACTAGTCAAAGGATAAGGACCTTCTTTCTGCCTAGTTAAATCTTTTAAAAGGTTTTCTACTTCTAATAATTTAAAATCAAGATAGGGAATTAAAAAATCAATCTCCCCCACACTAAAATCAATAGTAGTATAAAAAGCTACTTCATCAAATAGAGTCATAAAAACACCTCCTTTCAATAAATAAAAACAGGACTTCGTCCCCCTTAATACAAAGACCCATTTTTTAACGCACCTATTTTTTTAACGTTGTTCTTACCTTAGATTCACTTAGATTCAATTGTTTTGCTATGCTTCTATTACTTAATCCTTTTTCTTTAAGCTTTAATAACTCTTTTTTTAAATCTAAAAGCTCCTGTTGTTTTTTTGTTAATCCATTCTCATTTCTTCTATTCTCTTGCCTTCTTAGATTATTTCTTATGTCCTAAAAACACAAATTCGTACCCTAAACAGGGAACAGGACTTCGTCCCCCTTAATACAAAGCGACGTTTCATTAAACTTTTTGTTTTTGTGTCTTTAACTCCTTTATAATCTGTGATACCCTACCCTTTGTTAGTTGCAATTTTTCTGATATTTC